CAATCGGAGGCGAAGAAAACGGAGAAACTAAAAAATAGTTGCATTTCGCGCTTGACAGATTCCCGGGATTGTGGGTTATCATGGGGCTGTCAAACCAACCAGAAACCATCCGAGCCCGTCATGGGGCGGGCTCACCCGTTTACTGGTGAATTTGGCAACGGGTTGGAGATGGATTCAGAACCAAGATATAAGATTATTGGCGAAGTGAACGGCGTGCCGATAAAACGGTACGGCAGGAGTGTGCGCGGAACCCTGCCGAAACCAAACCGCCGTCCGCTCTCAAGTTATCAGAACCCGGTCGAGCGTGAACAGGTGAGGCGCAATCGCTTCGCCCGCCTGTCTCCGGCGCGTAAAGCTGCGGCCATTATCCAAGAAGCCAGTAAAAAAGCGAAACGAGAGATCGAACGGCTGCGACGCCAGCGATTATCCGTGCTGGGCGCAGGAGATCACGTCAAGCAAATCGGCGAAGCTCAGGCCCCGTCCGCTGCCAGCGATGGCAACGAGGCAGAAGCCTTATTGACCAGGGGAGCGCCGGCCATTCAGCAATGAACGAGCCCGGCCCCTTGCCGTGGTCTTTACCAGGAATCCGGCGAAGTTTTTGAGGCACTTTTTAAAAAGCTATCTTTGTTTGAAGATTGGGGACCGCGAGTTTTGGAATATAATAATTCTTCCAGGCGTCTTGCCTTGCACGAACTTAACCTGGCTCCGACGTTTGCTATCGAAAGCAACCGGGAGCAACGCGGAGCGGCTCTGATTGAAAGGCTCACACTATGGCAATACTTGACACCACGATACGCTGCAAGGTTCATCACCTCACGTCCTGGTTCCGCGGTATAGATGGCCTCTGGCGCCGCAGCTGCTTTTACTGCTGCTACGAGGAATCATGGAAACATGGCAATGAGACGATGCGCACTGTGCGGGAAACAAGTCATGGCGGATTTGTGCCGCGCTTGCCTTAAGCTGACTGCAGATTGGCGAAGTAAGAAAATTCTTCGGATTCAGAGGAAGAGGTTCTGACATGCCAATCCTCAAGGCAATAGCCGAGTGGCTCGCCGTGATAATCCTCGGCCTCGCCTCACTGCTCGGTATCGGCCTCGCAGTTGAGACCTTCGCCAAGGCCCGGCGCTGAATCAAGTTTGCCGGGGACTCATCGCGCCTGCCACGCATGGGTGATGATGCGTGCCCAGCCCAGCACCGAAGAGCACCCCGGCAATTCATCCCACTCGAAGGGAGGTGATGTGGATTGAACCCGCCTAATACGGTAACACTGTTTCAACCTCGGGGGACCGACCGAGCCGAGCCACATAACGAGTCGGCATCATCCCACTCGAAAGGAGGTAACGCTTTTCGCTAAACGCTGACTTGAACCGGGGGCCGGTTTCGCCCATAGCTTCAGGATTTCCAGTCCCCACTGAAAAAACTGGCCCCTGTTAACTAACTGATAATCCACTATTTACCAATTTTCACCAAACTTTCAACCAAATTTCCCTTGACCTTTTCAGAAAATCGTTTGACAATTGGGCCGTGAGCCAAATCATTGAAAGAACATTGAATCACCCAGCGGTACAGACTATGGAGCAAGATGCTGAAAGACATGCACTTATCAGCAAAACGGATTCGCGCACGCGCAAGCAAGGCGAGTGGTTGAAACCATATCAGTTTCAACCTGGCCGCACTGGAAATCCTGCTGGCCGCCCTAAGTTGCCGTTAAGTGAAAGGCTTTTCCGGCAGTTGACCAAAGAGGGTAACGTTGAAGCCGGGAAAGTTGTTGGCAATTTACTTCACCACGCCACCTCTCGCAGCGAAAAGACCGCCAACGCCTCAGTCCGCGCGATTGAGCAGATATTTGACAGGATCGAGGGCAAGGTTCCGCAATCCGTGACCGGCGAGGGTGGCGGGCCTCTCGAAGTCGCCGTGTTAATCAAGGTCCTGGGGCAGTAGATGGCTCGCCGGATCGAGATTCAGCCCGAACTTCAACCGAAGCAATTCAAACTGTACAACCTAGTGAAAGAGTCAGCCGCAACGTGGTTGGGGTACGGCGGATCTCGCGGAGGCGCGAAGGCGCTACGATATGACACGCCGGTTCCCGTTACCCTCGACACACATCCAAGCGGATTCAAGCCCCACGGGGCGCTGCTGGTTGGCGATACCGTGTTTACAGCGTCCGGGCAGCCAACGCGCATCACAGCTGTTACAGAGGCTCGTATTGAGTCGGCAGCCTACGAGGTATGTTTTAACACTGGTGAGAGGGTGACTGCCAACGCGGACCACCTGTGGGTCACCCGGCGTGCTATCAGGCCAAGCCGCGCAAAAATGAATAGCCAAAAGCCGTGGCTGAAAGACGTAACTACATCCCTCAATAAATCCCGTGCTTATACCTATCTCGACCCGCCGGAAGGCTCAATCCGCACCACGGAAGAAATTGCATTGAGTCTCACCGTCCAAGATGGCCGGGAGATCAACCATTCTGTAGCTGTCGCTGCCCCGTTGGAACTACCTGCTGCTGACCTGCCAATCGAACCATATCTGCTCGGGTTATGGCTGGGCGATGGGCAGAGCCATACTGGGTTGATTGGCATGGCAGAATCCGACATGCGCGAGGTGGCCGCGTTCCTGCCGCCTCCAACTTGGTCAAGATTGGAAGGTTCTCCGACTCGCAAGGCTCCGTTTCTGACAATGCGTTTCGATGGGCTAACAGCCTCCCTACGCAGCGCCGGGTTGATCCGCAATAAACACATCCCGCCGCAATACAAGCGAGCGTCTAAGGCACAGAGAATTGCTCTGTTGCAAGGATTGATGGATAGTGACGGCACCGTCGAGGGTCTTGGGCAGGCCAGTTTCAGCAACACTAATGAGCGGCTGATTGACGACACTCTTGAGTTGGTAAATTCTCTCGGAATCAAGGCCACTAAGACGGTTGGCGAGGCCAAGATTTACGATAGGGTTGTCTCGGCCTGTTACGGGATTAAGTTCGTCGCTGGCTTCCGATGTTTTCAATTGGAGCGCAAGGCAGCGCGTCAGAAACTATCAGACTTCCGACCCACCACCCAGCGCCGCTACATCGTCTCGGTTTACCGGGTTGAGCCGTGCGGAATGAAGTGTGTTACGGTTGCCGACCCAAGTGGAACATACCTGATTGGCCGCACGTTTATTCCGACCCACAACAGTCACGCGGCCCGTACCGTTGTTGTGCTGCTGGCACTGGACCCTGCTAACGCTGGTACGCGCTGGTGTATCCTGCGCCGAACGTATGACCTGGTGCGGGAGAATCATATCGAACCGTTATTGACTCAGTGGCCGTTCATGCGGGATTGGTACAGGGTTGGCGATAAGGAGCTCTTACTGCCCAACAAGAGCGTTATTGCGTTCCGCTATGCCGAAACCCCTGGGGATGTTGAGGGTATGATCGGGAAGGAGTACCGGGGATTTGTAGTGGACCAAGCAGAAGCGTTTACGGAGCGGGAGTTGATCACAATGAAAAGCTGTACGCGCTGGCCTGGGGTCAGTGCGTCGGCGTGCAAGTTCATTCTGACATTCAATCCTGGCGGAATCGGGCACAGCTTCCTCAAACGTATCTTCTACGATAAGCGGTACAAGACAGACATTCAGCACCGAGACACACTGCGAACGGTTGAGCAGGACGATGGCTCGTTCAGTTGGATCGAGAATCCCCGCGAGTACTCCTTTATTCAGGCTTTTGGCTGGGACAACTGGGAGTGGGCGAAAGACCCGCTGGTAACGGACTTGGCCCATGCTGACGGCATGACGGATGATGAGCTTGCCGCATGGCCTGCGGAAACCCGTAAGGCCAGGGAGGAAGCGGCCTGTAAGGTCTATTACCACTGGGATGCGGATAAGCAGTTCGACTATTTCACCAAGCGGACGCAGCATGGGCGGGAGCTGAATGCGCTGCCAGAGGCGATGCGGGTTGGCTGGCTCCTCGGCCGTATGGACCAGTTTGCGGGACAGTATTACGACATCTTCTCGCTTGAGCGCCATGTGGCGCCGTGCCGGCCTGCTGCATGGGATACGCGCTGGATTGGGATTGACTGGGGCTTCGCGCATCTCTCGGCGTGCTACTGGGCCTCACAGATTGAGATTGAGAGGGCTGGCCGGGAACCGTTGCGGAAGCTGGCGTACTATCGGGAGTTCTGTGAGTCTGGAAGATCGCCGCGGGCCCTGGCTCAAGAGATTGTGGACCGAACGCCGCAAGAGGAGCGTCCACAGGTCAAGCATATCTTCCTTTCGCACGATGCGTTTGCAAAGCGGACGGAAAGTGATACAATTGCGGACCAGATGGCCGAGGTTTTCCGCATGAACGGAATGCCGTATCCCGAGATGGCAAGCATGGACCCCAAGGGCAGGGCCGCGCTGCTCTATGATTTGATGGGGCCGCAGATTACAGGAACGCAACCGCCGGAGTACCGCACGCCTGAGATAGTGATTGATCCGTCATGCCGGAAGCTGATAGAGGTGCTGCCAAGCGTTTGCCGGGACAAGATGGACCCGGAGAAGTCGCTCAAGTTCGATGGTGACGATCCGTTCGACGGGGCTACTCATGTGCTGACCTACAGGCTGCGGAAGGCTGCGGTACCGGATGAGGTGTTGGCGATGCGGGAGATAGAGAAGATTGATGATCCGGTAGCAAGGTGGTTTGCCACAGTGTCATGGCGGAGGAAGCACAAGGCCACGGGTACAGTAGTTCACAACACGGTGGTGATGCCCTGGGAGCGGGAGTTTAGAGGATGAGTGAAATAATCGCATGTTCATCGAGCGCTTCCGCGAGGTTATGGCAACGCTATTTCACCAGCCAGAATTGATGGCTCAAGCCTGTGGATGGAAGGACAAATGAAAATCTTCTGTGACCACGAAGAATTGATAGCCGAGTTGAAGCGGCAGCGGGATAGCCTGCAAGCGGCGCTGGACGCGCAGACGAAGGTAGTGCAGGCGCACCAGGTCACGATAGCCTCGCTCCAGGAGTCGGTTGCCAAGCTCGCGGTTGCCATGAGGGCGCAGCCGCATCCTGCCACGCTGACGCGGGAGGACATGGCGCGGAAGCTGGGGATTCCGGTGTCGGCAATCGATCTGGTTGATTGGGAGCGGATTGGAGTAACAACGCAATTAGAGGAGACCACTAAAAGAATCAGATAATAGCAGGATTGACATGGGCTACAAAATCATTGGCGTGCAGGTGCCGGAGGAAGTGGGGAAGCGATAATGCAGACCCAGGCGGTCGAGGGGGAAGCATAGCGTTGTCTTATGTCGCCAAGGACGGTCGGCGCTTCGGACACCCGGTACAAGGCCGGAAGTATGATGAGAGCCTTGAGCGGGATAAGTCCGAGACCGAGCGCGGCAAGCAGGACGTGGAGAGTGCGCCGGGCGGGGAGATGTGGGAAGCGGACCTGAACGCGCACGGGATGGTGACGAAAATCACGATTGAGAACGAGGGGCCTGGGCGCTGGCATCACACGGCGCTGCACGCGGATGGCATCGAATCAACATCGGTGCATCCCGAGGCATACCGGGCGCATCAGGTAGCGGGGCATTACATGGCGCTGGAGCCGCCCCCGGCAATTGCGACTCATTCCAGGGCGCGGTCGTTCCCCGTGGGACCGAAGGAGAAGGAGCGGCTGGACCGGGAGGACAACCGGGAGGTGGAGGATGAGGAGCGGTAGATCGGTCCTCAATGCGCTGCTCTCGGATGAACACGAAGCGATAGCGTCTTACGGGAAGGCCAGTCCGCAGTTTCGCAAGGGCGGGAAACCTGGGATTGCGAGGCTGCTGACCCATATTCAGGGCGAGGAAAAAGAGCACGCGCGGGAGTTAAGCGAGCGGCTTGCGGACGGCATCATGGGGGAGCGGGAAGAAAAACCTGTTGCCAGGGCCCGGCGAAAGAGCGTAACATCCACTGCGAGGAAGAAATAATATGGCCAATGTATTTGTTCAAGCAGACGAAGAGAAGTATTTAATCGAGAAAGTGATTCCGCGGCTAGAGACAATTGTCCACGTCATGCTCCCTAGCTTACTTCATCAGGCAATCGCGGACGAATTGGAAAAGGTTTTACAGCGGGGAACAGCCAAGATTGGCCAAGATGTAATAGTTGGCCTGCTTCGCAAGGGACTGGAAGAAGCGGAAAAGAAATGACTTCTCGCCAATTTCGCGTTCTGAAAAGGAGGATTGTGGCAAACCAGTTTTTCGATTCGATAGGAAATCCGATCCAGGAAGGCGGCCTGCTGTTTTGGACGAAGTTTGGAATGATCGCCAAGGTCTCCGGCCTCAATCATGGCGGTCTCGTCATACCGGGGAAAAAGGAACTGACGGACGGAGTGCTGACCCTGCAAGTGGAGATTCCCCTGAATCCGAAGCAGCCCAAGCAATTCTTGCAGGACTTTATATCCATCCATAATCCGGCGGCGCAGTTACAGGTTGCCGAGCCTGCCGGAGAGCCATCAGCCGATCCACTTCCTCCGGGCAAGCCCAACGGCATTGCCCTGGTTGGGCATACGGAAGAGCCAGAGGCGGCGGAACACGTTCCACTCGATAATCCGCCAGCGTGAGGTGAGCAATTCCCTGGAGTCCGTCCGATTCAACCCGTCATACCCACAAGGCTGACACGCCGAAGCGCAAGCGGCTTTGGGAGCACGTCGCTAACAGCGAGTTAGAGAGCACGGGAGACGAAGGCAGGGCAGTACGGGCGGCAAATGCCGTGGTTGGGCGCGATAAGCGCAAGTCGGCTGCGAACATCGGGGCAAAGGAACGTGGATAAGAGTTCCAAGGCCGAAGTAAAGTACACGGCCTTTTCTAACGGCCCCGATAAGTGCCGGGGGTGCGAGCACTTTCAGCCTCCTGGTGGTTGCCGGGTCGTCAATGGAAGCATCAGTCCGGGCGGGTGGTGCGAGGAATGGGAGCGCAAGAAACGGTCGGTAACGAAGATTGCCGGAGGTGAACATGGCAAGTAAGTGGATTCAGGCTTCGACGCGCAAGATGGACGAAAAGGGAACGCGCGGATCGTTCAGCCGGATTGCGGCCCGCATGGGAGATTCGACGGAGGAAGCCGCCGACAAGATCACGGCTCACCCGGAGAAGCACACGGAAAAAGAGCGGAAGAAAGCGCAATGGATGAAAAACGTTCAGGGATGACGCAAATTTACTGGCCCCAATTCGATTTGATCACATCCACAGATGATGAATGCCCAATTTGTCATGTGGAAGGTTATTGGGATCGTTCCTTCCTGGAATGTGGCCGCTGCCATTTTAAGGGCAGGAGTCGGCTGGAAAGATTTATAGATTGGATTCATGCTCTGATCGGGTAGAATGAGTTTGGAGCTTGACTCGCAGTGAGCGCTAAAGCGGCAGGAGCAGGGGTCCGATACGCAAAAGTAACCTTATGAGTTCTTCTGGAATTGAACTTGGGCGCTTTTATACGCTCAAGATTACAAAAGACCAAACTGTAGGGGAATTACGGGACGCTCTTACTTTGTTGCCGCCACAATTGTCGGTGAATATATTTGCGCTCTTGCAATGTGGAAAGATTGTACCCGACAAAGCCATAGAAGTAAATATCCCCCTTGGCGGAGGCATTACGGTCGTTCCGAGGGACAGAAAGAAGAATGTAGCGAGTTGACCTTCCAAATATGGACGGATCAAAAGACCAACCCGTAGATGTCGAAACCGACCCGAAGCAGGACGCAAGCGAGGAGCGCCCGGAACTGAATTTCGAGCCGGGAGAAATTGCTCCGCACTGCGCTTCGCCGTTTCCCGACGCCGAGTTGTCGGAAACCGAAGAGCGGGAATTAAAAGCCCTCGTAGACAAGATCGGAAGCATAGACGTTGCGGCCAGGCGCTGGGAGGTGGAAGATTGCTGGAGAAACCGGCTCTATAAGCGCGGTTATCAGTATCTATGGCCCCGGCGCGGCGGCGGCTGGATTTACATTCCGTTTGCAACCGATTATCTACAGGGGCGCGGCGGGTATGCGCTATACGGGAACGAAACCAACATCTATGCGAGTTACGGCGAAATCATCGTTGCGGCCCTGACCCGCGATATTCCAGGCGTGCGCTTTGAGCCCGCGAATCCATACGCGGATGCCGACATAACGGCGAAAGAAGCCGCAACCCGCTATTCCCGCATCTTCTCCCGCAACAACGATCTTCTGGAACTTCACGAGCAACTGGCCGATTACCTTTGGACCGATGGCCGCGCACTGCTCGTCACCGACCATATCATTGACGCGCAGCAGTTTGGGCGCTGCGATCCGGAGGCATCGGAGCCCGTGGTGCCCGAGACCGAGGAACAGCAGCCGGAGCCGGCGGCCTATGCCGTGAGGCATGGGGAGACTGACCGGAACAAGATGCACGAGGAGCGGGGCCGCGATGAGGTTGAGATCAACGAAAAAGGCGAACGGCAGATTGACCGGGCTGCGGACTGGCTAAAGCAGAAAGGCATCAGGCTGGTTGTTTCTTCTCCCGTCGAGAGAGCGTTGAGCAGCGCGCAACTACTGGCTGAGAAGCTGGGAGCGCCGCTGGAGGTTGACGACCGGCTGGCATCGCTCGACATCGGGGCCGACGCCGGCACGGATTCTCAAAAAGGATCGGAGGATATTGAAGAGGCGTTCGAGGAGCATCCCGCCGAGCCGATTGCGGGAGGCGAGTCGCCAGACCAGTTCGAGCAGCGAGTCCAGGACGCGGTGATGGAATGGCTATCAAAACCGGGACCAATAGCGTTCATGCTCCACGATTCGGTAATCAGCCAGATATTCAAGATGTTTCAGGGAGACGCCGTGCCGCCGGGTTCGGAAGTTGAGCCCGGATGGATAGCGGCCATTACCCCGAACGCCGATGGCACGTTCAAGCCGTCTGTCGTGTTTCCGGTCACTCCTCCCGAGAGCGCGGTTGGACAGAAACGCGGGCGTCCGCGTGGCCGGGAAGTGACGAAGGTTTACGGGAAACTGGAACACAAGGTTCCGTTCGCCGCGCAAAGCGGGAAGCTGGAGGATTGCCTGTGGGCGCAGGTCTCGGAAGAATTGGACGTGGCGCTGGTCAAAGCCATGTTCCCGGAGAAGGCGGATAAGATCAAGCCCGGAGGTTCCGGCTCCGGCGAGGATGAATTAGACCGGATTGCGCGGATCAATGCGACGCTCGCCTTAGAAGCCTCTTACGTCACGGGCGATTCGATGGTGCGCGATTGCACGGTGCAAGGAACGTGGATAAGGCCGGGCTATTTTATGAACGTGGACGACAACGAGACGCGCGAAAGTTTTTTCGAGAAATTCCCCGATGGGGCGCTGGTCATTCAGGCCGGAAACGTATTCATCAAGGCGCGGCGCGAGTGCATGGACGATCACCTGAAACTTGTCCACGCGCTGCCCGGCAGCGGCATGAACCGGCTGGCGCTGGGCTCAAAGCTGATTTCCATTCAGAAACGGCTCAACAACTGGATTGATTTACTGGACCTGTACTTCACCAAATGCGTTCCCATGCGGTACGTCGCACAGGGGCCGTTCGATGTGAACGCAATCAATAAGCAGGGAACGTCGCCAGGCGATTTCCTGCCGTTTTTGCTCTCGGAAATTCCCCCCGGCAAAGGTGTCCAGGATTTGATCTGGATGGAGCCGTTCCCCACCGCACAGCCGATCATGGGAGAGTTCATCAAATTCTTTTTTTCTGAACTTCCCCAGATGCTCTCCCACGCCCTGCCGTCTCTGTTCGGAAGCCCGGCAAACACCGATACCGCCGCCGGAATTATGATGCAGCGGGATCAGGCGCTCGGGTGCCTGGGAACGCCCTGGCACAGAATTCAAATGGCGACCGCCGGATATTTCAAGCAGGCGGTGCAGGCTGCGGCGCGGAACCGTCCGGCATCCGCCGGAGCTATCGAGGGGAGCGATGCGGCGGGGAACAAGGTGCGGGTCGAGCTTGCCGATCTCAAAGGCAATGTGCTGGCCTACCCGGAATCGGATGCGAATTTCCCCGAAACCTCGATTCAAAAGCGCAGCCGATGGATGGAGTTGGCCCAGGACGTGAATAACGTGCTGAGCCAAAAGCTGATGACTTCGATTCGGGTCCGGCACAAGGCTATCGAGGAAGGAATTCAGTTGCCGGGGTTGGAGGACCCGGATTGGGACGGATACGAAAAGCAGATGGGAGAGTTTGAGTTGCTGCTCAAGATGCCACCGGTTCCGAATCCCGACTATGTTCAGGCAAAACAGGCTTTGGACGACGCCACCAACAAGATCAAGGCAAGCCAGATGGCGGGAACCCCGGCTGCTCCGCCGGATTTGCAGACAATTCAGCAGATGGAACAGCAGTTGCAGTCCATACCGCCGTTGATTTCGAGTGTTCCGGTAAAAGAGACGGACAAGCACGAGGCTGAAGCCGAAGCCTGCCTGGACAAGATCAACAGCGCGGACGGGCGCAAACTCGCTGACGGGAATCAGGAAGAAAAGGAAGCCTTTGCCAACCTGACGCTTCATTATTTCGAGCACAAAGCGAAAATCGAACCAAAGCCAACAATGGCCGGCCTGCCAAAAGGTATCAGTTTGAATCTAAAAGACGCTCCGCCCGATGCGATGGCTAATGCGCTGAAAGACACAGGATTGGAAACCAGCGGGCAGGATGTTGTGCAAACCCGTGAGTTCAATGCGGAGATTCGGAAAAGCTCCAAGGTGGGAGGTCCTCCGGTTCCGGGAGTTGAGGCTGCACAGCCGAGACCTCCGGCACCGGGCATGGCGCAATGAGCGAACAGCCGGAAGCCAAGGGGGCAGTTGGAGCAGTGAACGGTTTAGCCGTTGCCGAAGGCGGCGGCATGGTGCTTCTGGTTGAGGCGACCGCCGTTCCCGGAGAAGGACGATTGACAATTACTGGCGGATGCGGCGATGAATTCGCGAAATCCGCCCGCATTGCCGTGCAGTGCGTTATCGAGATGTTCAAGGAGACAAAATGAGAATCTATTCGAGCGTGACTTCTGACATTGAATCAGGAGCGATTCTGACTTCCACAAGCGAGGAGTATTTCGGTCCCGTGGCCCTGTGCGGGGATGCCGGGATCATGGCGGACATTAGCGCCGTGCTCGATACGCCCCCGGATGCGGCAGGTGAGCCTGCCGGGGGAGAAACTGGCGCAGAGCAGCCGCCGACTGGCGATGAGATCACACCCGACTTGCTTGGCGAAACTCCGCCCGATGGCGAAGAGGCGGAAGCGGAAGAAACTCCGGCTACGGGTGAGCCTCCAGCGGAAAAACAGGGCGAAGTGCTGCCCGCCGAATTGTCCAAGGCAATCCGTGAAATGAAACAGGCGCATCCCGAGCAAGCCAGAGCGCTCAAGGCGCTAGAAAAGCGGTTCTATGCCGCAGACGCTTACTCGCGGGTTTATCCGACTGTAGATGAGGCGCGAACCGACAAAGCGGCTATCGAGGCCCTTGGGGGCCATGACGCGATTGCCGGGATGCGCCAGGAACTTTCCAATCTGGAACAATTCGACCGCATGGCCGAGGAAGGTAATCCGCGAGTCATTCACGGGCTGGCCGATCAATGGCCGGATGGGTTCAAGAAACTTGTGGCTCCGGCGCTCGACCGGCTGGAAAAGCTCGACACTGACGCCTATGTGGAAACGATGCGCGGGCCGTTTTTGAAAATCGTCGAGACAAACGGCTGGCTTCAGGCAATGTCCGATGCCATCGAATACATGAAAGCCGCCGCAGGGGATGCCACGACCGCCCCGGTCTATTACAAATCGGCGGAGGCGCGGCTCAATCAGGTTATCGCATCGTTCAATAAGCTCAAACAGGAAGAGACGGCTTTCAAGGGCCGGTATCAAGACCCGAAACTCGCTCAACTGGAAACCGAGCGGGGGCGTTTGCGCGAGGAACAGGAAAACATTCACTGGCAGACCTACACGCGCGATGTCAGTTCCTATGTCGGGTCAACCGTTCGCGGCGCTCTTACGCCGCTGACCAGGGACATGAAGATCAGCGAGGCGGGAATCAAGGATTTGGTTCAGGGCGTGAGGCTCGAAATGACTACTATCCTCCAGGGAAACAAATTCTACATGGACAGCATCGGCAATCTGGTCAAATCCGGCAAAACCCAGCAGGCGGTGAACTTCGCCAAGGCCTATATTGACCAAGCCCGCAAAAGCGCGGTCAATACCGTCTGGAGCCGCCGCTACGGAACTGCACAGCCACCAGCCGCCCGGCGACCGGCAGCCGCAGCGCCCAGAACGCCGACTGGCGATGTGAAGCCAGCCGCTGCTGCCAGCAAGACTCCGGTGCCAATCACCAGAAAGCCTGGACACGACGATATTGATTGGTCCAAGGATCCCGGAGACACCCTTTTCCTCCAAAACAAAGCCTATCTAAAGAACGGGCGGTTCGTTACCTGGAAGGAACAGCCTTAAAATTCTCCGAAAATCGCTTGACTTTTCGTTTCGGACTGGTTTAACCTTCATTCGGATTGGGAAGGGAGACCGAGAATGTCTTTAAACCAAGGACGCGAAGCCACAGGCCAAGCGCCACTGCCATCACCCAATCTTAATCCGCCTCGGAGAAATGGCGTAGCCGCGCATCAAACGGCCCAGGCGAGTAACTTTGAGGTGCTTATGACACATGGCAGCTCCCTTGTTAGAATCGGCCGTCCAAGCGATAGAATTGGAAGCATTCGCTAAGAAAATCCCCGACCTCGTTCAGCACAACACAACCCTTTACGGAAAATTCAAGAAAGATGCCGTCACCATTCCCATTTCCAACGTGACGGCTGCCGGCGGCGTTCAGCGCCCCTCCCTGCGAATCCCGATGCGGATGCAGGCCGGAGGAGCAATCATCCAGGGAACCGGGAACGCCGACTCCCTGTATCGCGGGACCGGCTCACAATGGGCAGGCTTTGCGGTCTCGCCCGTGGTGATTTACGCCCCCTGCGAAATCTCTTGGCTCGCACGGCAGGCCACCGAAGGCCAAAAGCGCGGGCTGTTCAACGTCCAAGCCCAGGAATTGAAGAACACCTTCGACCAGGCCACTCAGGGATTGGAAGCTCTGTTCCAAGGCGACGGCTCCGGGACCTTGGACACCATCCCAACCACCGCGACGATCAACAATGGAACGGGCGGAGCCGGGCCGTCATTCTCCTCGATTGTCGGCCTCAATAACGCCTTCCAGTTTACGGACCAGCAGACCGTACAGGTGTGGAACCAGTTGAGCGGAACGAATCGCGGGACGTTCACCATCAGCTTCGTTGATGCGGTGTCTCAAACGATTTATTCCCAGCAAGCGCTTCCGGCTGGCACCGCCACGGGCGATCTCCTGATTGTCCAGGGCGCTCCGGGAACCGCTGGCGGTTCCATCCTGGGTCTGCGGGCCTGGCAGGTCAACTCCAACACCGGAGTTATCGGCGGTCTGAACCGGGCAACCTATCCGGGACGTTTGACCACTCCAATCATCAATCTCAACAACGCTCCGATCTCGACCTCAACACCGTGGAGAGCACAAGTGCTCTTGGGCCGCGCTTTGGGGCCGGATAACGCATCAATCAAGAAGGTCATGTGGTATTGCGGACCCGATCAGGCATTCCAGATTGGGAACCTGTACCTGCAAGTCCTGACCTCGCGCATGGATTCGATGGGGAAATCGGCGGCTAATGCGCCGGACATGACCCCAGCCGGATTCCCGACCGAGTTTGGCGGCTATCCGCTGACTGTCGGGTACAATGCGCTGCCCGGACGGCTCGACCTGTTCACGATGAGCACCTGGTATCTGGGCGAGATGGTTCCGCTCGAACTGTACGACTTCGGCGGAGGCATCACGATTGCCCCGGTGCCCGACCTCGGAACCGCTGGCGGATCGTATCTGAGCAGCACCATGTTCGTCTACGTAACAGCTTGCAACTTAATTAACAGCAACGTTCGTGCTGGCGTGATCGTTTCAGGTGCAACGCAGCCAACGATTTAGGTTTAGCTGTTTTTTCGTGGTTCCTCCGTGTTATGTTTGTTTATACGGAGGATGCCATGAAAAAGATTTGTTCAAAATGCGGTAAAGAACATGAGCCAAAGACCAATTGGAGACACGGGACGCTTTGCCGGGATTGCTGGAATGCTTATCACCGTGGCTGGAGCGCCCGAAACAAGGACAAGCTCAAGAAATGGGCCAAGCGCAATCACGAGAAACTTAAAGCTGAAAATCTCCCAGTTTTGCGGGAGTATCAGTGGAGAGCAAACCTCAATCGGCAATCGTCGCTTACACCAGAAGAGTACGATGCGAAACTCAGCGCACAAAATGGTCGTTGCGCTATCTGTGGAAATGTTGAAACAAATGTCCATCAGGGGTCTGGTAAAAACTATCGGCTCGCTGTGGACCATGACCATCATTGCTGTTCAGGTAGGAGATCATGCGGCAAATGCACCCGAGGGCTTCTGTGCGCCAATTGCAACACAGCGTTGGCTTTTGTCGAAAGCGACAGGCTAGCCAAGGCGCTTGCCTACCTCGCCCAATATGACCGAACCTCTGTAGTGACCTAAAAAGGAGTTTTCCATGCCAGGACTTCCGAACGTAACAGTGCCGGGATCGAACCCCGGAGACCAATTCGACCCGATCATTTACAATCTTCCGCTGGCACCGGCGACTGGGGCGTTATCAGCCACCACGCTGATTACGGTTCCGCAGACGGGAACCTATCGGGTGA